ATATGATAATATACTACACCTATGGAACCAGTGATTTAATATGACACTGTGAGCCGCTTAACCGCGCGCCTAACCATCGGAAATAATAGTACTACATCTTTGAAGAATAGTCCGGGCAGTCCCCGCTTACCGTACACCCCTATAAGTACGCATGCAATTCGGTGTTCGCAAAGAACCACCGCTCAAAATAAATTGAGTTAACGCTTTGCCTAGTTTGTATTGTTCGACTTCTATAGTTAACTTTACGATTCCTAATCATTTTCCCCTCGGGTAATTCTTTTCGGACTATATGTTGCGACAAGATACGGATTGACCCCTTGTGAGGATTTCACGTAAGCTAATACACATTCAACATCACGATCGGCGTTTCCGCTACTAAGCGAAAAGTCTCATCATGCATACGAATAGTGCTACAGCACCGCATTAGTCAATAACGCGATTGATTGTTGCTTCTAACGAAGCGAAGCCGAATAGACACTAATACGTGTACAACTATTCGTGACTGTAGTGGTAACACCACTAAAGTCATTGATATATGTCTGTCCGGGTGCAGTCACAGTTACGCAATAAGCGTAAACCCCGTACACCGACGTACCATCAACGATGGCTAACGGCGATGTTACCCCACCAGTACAGGTGACGGTAGTGGCAGTACCAGATACGGTACCACCAGACGAGATACCAGTCCCACCAAGTTCATGAAGAACGAGAAACTGGCCGACACTATTAAAAGTAATAGTGTTAGTGACGGCAGACACACTCAAGCCTCCAGTAATAACTGGAACCGACCCAAGGTAAGCTGTTTTCGAAATTGAACCACCGGCTGCAATCTTAGCAGACGCGACGGTCGAAATACCAGCTGACGGTAGTTGTGGAGTGAAAAGTGAAACGTCATATTCCACCCACAACTTACCCCAATTTACCGCGGCACCATCTGTCGTAATGACAAATAGGTTACCGCCGTCGTAAGTTTTTATATCAAGGTTCGCACTCAGCGTTCCAGTACGAATATACTTACGGTCGTGCCCTTCCAACATTGCTGCTGGATCTAAGGGACAAGTAAACTCTTCAACCCATGGAGCGTTCTCAACGGTGTTGACATACGCTGAAGCGACCTGCTCTGATGAAGGAGCAGAATCAGCTGCATCGTAATCTGGAACGAGCATCACGGATCCACGATCCGCAGTAGATGCTCGCGTATAATAACAGAATTTAAGGCTATTAAACCTATAACTCTCCCAGCCAACAGCTTGCGTGGACAACCAAGGAAAGGTTGCCGCGATACCTGGGTTTAAAGCCAAGGTATTCGCCACGGTAAAGGCTACCGTGCCCGTAATCGGCGTGACTAGTTCACGATGAACTATACGTGTCATATTCGCCGTACGTTGTACGAACTTAGGTTCAGAAGACCGTTGCCCCTTGGAATAAGAGACAGCGGCGGCTTGAGAAGACAAACCATTATTTTTGGGTTGCTTCTTGGATCCTCCTTTAGATTTAGGGGGAGGGGGCCCTTGTTTGGTTTTACCACTATTAGTGGATTTCTTATTAGATTGATTATTTGCTTTCATCTTGAGAAGGATGATAAACAAATTATGATTTGATACGAAAACTGATGTATTGGATACCGGTCAGTTAACCGGGACTATTCATCATAGAGTCACCACTAAGTGTAACGTATGTGAGAAACAGTAATGTTTGATATGAGGCATCTCAACCTCATCCCTCGCGGGTAATCACAAATCGATATTTCTAGGACCTCACGGTCTTCGTCTACGCGTCACCGCGTTCCCCTTGCAGGGATATCGAACACACTCTGTCAAGAAGAGAATCATGACTAGGCGTAACTCCACTTAAGAAGCAAATTTTATAACGCTTTTGGCATACGACCTACAATCTTGCAAATCTTCATACCTCCACTCTAAATTGCGCTCACGTCCCCATTGAAGGGAATCGCATAACGCGTGGAAGAGCCGTGTAGTCTCTCGACATTTTGATTAGTACGTAAATATTTACAGGTATCATGTGAACACTCAGTTACATGAATCCCAACGTTTTGGTCAATTACACTCTACAACCCAATAGGCTAAAGTTTAAGGACATTTCCAGGTCCCAAACTTCCTGATCTAAGACAGATCAGGAACGTTCATTCGTACAGCCGCAATTGGCGGACAAGTAGGTGCACCGGTGAAAAACACCTGAGCATACCAATACTTGATCAAACCATCAGCACTCATGGGCGCAAGACGATCGTGTTTACGAAATCGTCGCGAGGTGATAATATCAGCGTCGGATTGGTGATGAGAACCTTCCTTCGCACGACTGTAATAAGCCAATCGGCCTGTCCAGTCGTCAACAACCTCAAACTCCTGCGGTACATAGATTCCTGGAATCATAGTACATTTCATTAACGCAGCGGCGACCTTTGCAATTTGAAGACTACCAGTCTTACGGTACAAGGCTAAAGTTGGATCCGCAACAAAGCGGGCAGCAATACAACGCTGACTACGTGTGACTCTCCAGTCACTTGGCGCAAACGCCAAATCCACACCATAACCTCCGAGATGTACCGGCAAATACCAGTTGGGCTTGAACCAGGATTTCTCCCAATCTTTATCCCAGCGATGAAACGCTGCTGGTATAGCAGAAGCTGTCCAAGGACAGATTCTGGCCATTTTGCTAAGATCTTTACCAATCATTTCAGGCGTGACCGGGTTCTCACCCCCAGCCTTCCGTGACTTGACGTTATTGCCCTTTATTAGGCGCAAATTCAGATAACCCTGTCTACACATACGACCATTACGGCGTAAGTAGACCTGTGAGTTAATTAAGCAGCAATCAGGAGAGATGTAATTCTTTCCCTGCGAAGTGACAAAACCGACACTACGCGATACTCGCTTAAAAGTCTCGATGAGATCTCTATCCCCTTTAAAAAGGATATCATCTCCATTTACAAGAGCGTGGTCGAAGATTAACTTCCCACGACGTCCTCGAGACATCTTTTCGTCAAACGAAGGTGCGGAATCAATCCACACACGAATTGCTTTCTTTAAAACAGAAAGGTTGATAACACACAACATGGGAAACGATAACGTATGTCCCATCAATTGTCCTTCGTACATTGGTAACTTCTCTCCGATAAATTCACCTTTTTTATTAGTGAATCTAAGAGTTTTCTCATCTGGGTAGACCATTCTACCTGTTGTGATTGAGGTCCAAGCTAACGCGTATAGCGGATGCCAACTGAGAGATTGTAAACAATTCACAGTTGCATCACGGAAAAGTAAATCCGTAGCCGCCTCATAATCACCTGAGCACCACATGGGCTCATCAACTAACTTATCCATCTCGTTCACACGAGCTTCCAAATCGTCATGTAACATGGTAGACCATTGGGTCTTCTTCCATGAATCTAACATGAAACCTTGCAATGGCTGCAAGGCTGTGGCAACATAGCCATCTGATACGGAGATATTTCGAATCTTACCAGGTTCAAATATATGGACAAAACGACACTCAAATTCCTTGAAGTAGAAATCTTCATCAAATGAGTAAGCATTAGCTGTCGCCACGCTAATCGCGTGGTCAAGGGTGGATTGACGCCATTCATCCACACTCTGTGTAATACCGTGAAGGCTAAAAAGCTTTCGACGAGAATCCGACCAACTAAATTTGTCTTGCAATGGTTCAAAGATACTTAACGCCCCTCCATCCCGGAGGGAAGCTTGAAGTACTGCTGACCCGCTCGGCATAAACCTATTACCAAGACTAGGATTCGCAGGTTTCACAAAGATCTGATCCGCAACATCACGAATAACATTACACATGTCATTCGGCACGATACCTCGTGCTTCGCATAGTCTAGACTTAGACTTACGAATAGATTTGCGTACGTTCTCATCACCGAGAGGGCCCCACATTTGTTTGGAACCCTTCTGTAAAGAATACAGAAACGTGAGATCACGCCGTGCTAACGCACGAGCGATAAATTTCTTACACCAACCTGAAAACAACTCACACACATTCCAACTTTCGCGCACAGGGCGTTCCTCATCAAGGAAACCTGCTGCTAGGTAAGAATCAGTCCAATATTTTACATAGGACTGTTCACGGAAATCTTCACTCTGAAGTGCCGTAATACGACCCGCTGTAACGCGGATAGATTTAACAAACCTGTCGTATTCTTGCCGAGAGAAGACCTCTAACCTTAGAGATCTCCTCGCGACGAAACACCAAACTAAACTCTCAACAATCAACTTCGTTGAGGGAATCAAACCCTCGATACCAAGGCACGCAGCCTCAGTAACATCGAGCACTAACGTTTCAACACTATGTGTGTAACTTCCGGAGGGGAAGTAAACTCCTCCAGATAAAACATTAATGCTAGCGGCAACTGTACCACCAACAGAGGTATAGGGCAAACTAGCGTGTGGACCATTTCCCACACAACTTTCTGTTTCAGATGAGATATCTGAT